ATACGGAAGTATTTGTAAAGAGCTTTTGCTCTACCTCCCATTTCTGCTTTACCCTCTACCATTTTAGAATCTATGTTATCTGCACAATCCATAGCAGCAATAGAATCTATCACTAAGAGAATCGGTTCATTATTAGTTAATTGAGAACGAAGATAGATTGCTAAATCTGCTACTGCATCGGAAATATACTCTATACGAGTATCGGTTAATACTGTAACCTTTTCTGGGTCTACACCATTTGCTTCAGCCCAGGAGTTCATCCAAGATTGTTCAGCATCTACCCAAATTACATGACCACCAAGTTGTTGACAAGTGTATGCAAAATTATAGGCAATAAGAGATTTACCAGATGATTCTTCTCCAGCTACTTCAAGGACTTTACCAAAGGGTATACCACCACCAAAGGTATAATTGAGAGCAAAGAAAGTAGAGGGTAACCATAAGTTTGATTCTACTGTATCTGAAGCCAATCTCATGATACTACCATATTTCTTTAATATCTCATTTTTTGTTGGTACCTTTAAACCAACCTTAGTTTTCTTTGCCATATTAAATTCCTCTTGATTTTAAAATATTCATTGCCTGATTCAATACGTTTTTCTCTTCATCGGTAAACTTCATGAGACTAACTTTGTCGAATACAAGTTCTACTATGTGATATCCCATGAAGGGTACTTCAGACCTCTCTCCATTGGGTAATTCTACTTTGGCATACATCCATGATAATATCATTTCTGCCATAAGAGGGTCTACCAATTCCAATATTAAAACAGGATGTTCCCAAAATTGATTATTTCTGTATATTCCAGATTCTTTATATTTCTGTTTAACCCTTTCAGAAAAATCCCTCACCTTTGCATAATCAAAGTCTGGCCCAATATCATTAATTTCACAAAATCTTCTTATAATCTTTGACTTATCTTCATCTGATAAGTTTGCCCAATATTCTTTTGATACCATAATGTAATGTATTTAGACTAAAGAAGGTGATAACTAAACGAATCTAATTACCACCTTCGAATGAAACCATATATTAACTAATCTTTAAATGTCGGATTTGTAACGTTTCTTCTTTTTCTTTTTGGGTTCATCATCTTCCATGTAATGGTCTCTATGAATCCCTTTCTTTTTTGTCTTTTTCTTTTTGGGTTCATCATCCTCATCATCTCCTCCATGATCTTCATTTAAGAACTTAGCAAGAAGTTCCTCCAGTTCATCGTAAGATTTAATTTGAGAACGAACTATACCTTCCAGGTCTACATTACCCTGGTACTTCTTGTCCAATTTGGTTGGTTTACAAGCCCGAGCAGAATAGGTAGTATCAAGCTTACCAGAACCAGAACGAATAATTTTGATATCGTATCCATTTCTTGGGTCTGTCATATCACCAGCTTCATCCTCATCGAGGTATAAGTCGATAATATCTTGATAAACAGAGCGTGGAACTAGAACTCCCTTATCTTTACCTTCGTAATCAAATTTAGTTCCCTTTTCGTCTGCATAGACCGGACCACCAATAACGTATCTTCTTCTTGGTACGAGAGTTTTTGCAAGTTCCTTGTCATCCTCATCCTTTGAGTTTTTCAATTCTTGATATTTTTCCATGAAGGGGCATGGTTCATCAAAAGTAGCCGGAGATATTACTCCTCCCAGATTACCTCCAAGATAGAACTGAACAATTTCTATACCCAATTCCTGGTCATCTCCCGGAGATTTGATTCTCATACGTAAAGTACCTTCTTTAGGGAATACCAAACCATTTCCGTTTCCCTTAGATTCTAACTGTTTCTTTCTAGCTAGCATCTTTTCCTTTGTAGAAAGTCCATCTGATGAAACTTTCTTCTTTTTCTTTTTGTCAAGTGCCATATTAATCGTTATTATTTGGTTCTGAGTAAATTATCTCATTCATACTCAACACCGTTAAAGTGTTCTTTTCCAAAAGTTGTTGTAAGCCTGGGGTAAGCTTGTCTGTTTCAAATTCCAGTTCCTTACCGGCATACAAACCATAGGTAACTATTCTACCTATTTGCACCAAATCCCGGTAAGTTCTATACTCTTCGGTAATCTCACCGAGTTTAACTATAACTCCCTTACGAGGAACTCCCTCTTTTACCTGTTCCGGAATAATAAGCCCGGACCGAGTTTGGTTTACTTCTTTTGGGGATAAAATAAGAACTCTGTTTTCAGTTGGACATCCTGGTAATTGATTATCAAACTGAGCTGCTACCATAGCAGAGATAAAAGATAATGAATAATTCATATTCTTAATTCGTTTTTAAAAGTTAGTAATTACTTATAGTTATTATTGTTGCTTCCTCATGTTGGCATTAATAGTCCTCAAGATATTCTCTCTAGACTCATAAGCTCTACATATTGTAATATACTTGTTAGCCTTTTCTACTGCTTTCAAATATCGTTGATATATCGATTTATATTTTGGGGATATGTTAGCCTTATGAGCAACGTAATCATTATTGAATCTTTCATTAGATTCTTTAATAAATATCCAAGCAGCAGAATAAGCTTCATCCTTTTCCCTTGCTAGAGCATCTCTTTCTTTAATATACTTATCTCTTAAAGAACAAAGTATATAATAACTAGTAGGAGATTCCCTTAACTGAGAATTAATGATATTTTCATTAATGGATAATTCCTTAGCAATATCTATGGTTATGATATTACCTTCGAATTTAACCTTTAGTTTCTTCAGTTCCGTCTTCATGTACTTTCAATAAATTCTTAAAATCTTCTTTTGAATATTTACCTTCTTGAATTGCTTTAGATACCTGAGCAAATGCGCAATGATATGCAATATCTAAACCAGGCAAATGAAGAATAGATTCGTACTTACCAATTATATCGATTAAAGCCTTGAATCTTAGGTCGCATAGATTATCTGTCCCTCCTCTATCTACTAAAGTCATAAACAAAGCCCAATAAATATGGGTAGCATCTTCATAAGCTAACCTTGCATCTTCATCCTTCATTACTCCAAAGGCTAAATCCTCTAATAACTTTAGATTCGATTGAAGTTGCTCTATCTGAGACCTTACTCTATTGAATACCATCTTATCTCTACCGACTAATCTCAGATTACATTGGTCTAATTGATAATTAAGATTTTGGATAGAGAACTCTAAACAAGCAGATATCATATAAGTTAAAGATGATAGCCTATTTGTATTCATTATTTGTTCTTCAGTTGCCATAGTTTATAATATTTTATTATTTTATGTTGTCATAGTATCCTCTTTCTTCACTTCTGTAGGTGATTTTGGATTTTCTTTATGATGTAAATACCTATTACATCCAGGACATTTTACAAGTTTACAATCTGCAAAGGTATGTGAATCTACTTCTGAATAATCATATTCAAATTCACAATCACAGTATGGGCACTTAGCTCGCCATACTGTGGGTCCATTCAAAATCTTTTTCATATCTCTTTATTTGTTTGTTAAATCTTTCTTTAAACTGTTTGATGTGAATATGCTTATATTTCTTATGCTCTTCCATATACTCCTCTACCGAGAAATCGGGTTGTAACATCTTACGATAATCATACCCAGGAATAAATGGCAATTCCTCTGCCATAGTTCTACCAATGGTAAAGTCCATGTCCATATCAACATCATCAACTTGAAATCCGAAATACCTTTTCGTACTCGGATTACGTAGGATATTCCAGATTGTATATACAGTCCATGTGTTAATATCTTGAGGTTTAGAATACATATATACAGCATCATGTACTGTACAAGCTTCTTTCATCATTGGTAATTTACCTTGTCTCATTAACCAATAAACAAGGATAGCTCCGAAATTGGTCATATTTGCTGCAGCACCCTGACATGGGAAATTAAGACCTAAACGAATTGCATAAGCAACTTCTTGCTTATCATTTGAATATATTTGTGGGAGTCTTCGTTTAGTACCAAATAATTGGGTGTAATACCCATGCTTACGAAGGAATTTCTCTTGTTTCTCTTTAAACTTCCTAATCTTAGGATGTTGACCAAAGAATACTTCCATTTCCTTTGCTGCTTCTTCTGGTGTAACTATAATACCCGCTTTTGGGTCGGATAGTTTAACTGCTAGCAATTTATTACCAATTCCATAAATAAGTCCAAAAGCAATCTGTTTAGCTTGCTTTCTCCTTACCTTCCATAATTTATAATCCGGATGTGTTTCATCCTCATAAGCTTTACTGGCTTCTTCAATTGATACACCATACTTTGCTGCTGCTATACCAAGATGAGGGTCTACTCCTTTAGCAAATGCTTCCAGATAGGTTTCATCTCCAGATAAATGAGCCATCATTCTTAACTCTGCCTGAGAATAGTCGAATGCCATATATAAATAACCTGGAGGAGCAACTAATTGTTTCTTGATATTTGGGTCTACTGATGTCTTTGGTATTTGCTGCATATTTGGGTCAGCCGAACTAAATCTATTAGAATCAGTACCATGTATATTATACCTACCATGTAATCGAGAATCATCTTGGACTTTTTCATGCCAACCCTCAATATAAGTAGTATACATTTTCTGCAAACCTCTTAATTCAAGTAGCTTATCAAGGAATATTGCTTTTGGAGATTCTGGGTCTTTTATTGTTAACCTTAATTCAACCAAAGTATCTTCATCGGTACTTGGCTTACCCGATTCATTATTTTTAATTACTGGGAATTTAAAACCAGAATCTGAATACATGAGTTGGGGTAAATCAACTGGACTACCAAGATTAAGAGGTCTTATAAGTTCCTGTTCTTTCTTGGTAGTAAATATCCCTGCACGAATATTAGATATTTTCTGTTGTCTTGAATCAATCTTACGTTTGTCTTTTGGGTCATTATAATCTAACTCTTCAAGTTCTTGGTAAATAGATTCGATATATCTTTCAATTTTACCTTGGTTATATTTTTTGGTAAACTTCTTTACCCTTGGTAAATCATAGATTGCCTGTCTAGCAGCATCAATTTTTGGTTTATATTCCTCAAGCAATTTCTGATTGAAATCTCTATCAAGATATAATCCCTCTTTCTCTACAGAAGTTAATACCCGAGAATTACACATGAATAAATTACGAAATACCGAATACATCTTTAAGTCAATTAACTTCTTCTCAAAGAATATCATTAATCGTAATGTAAAGTCTGTATCTTGACAACCATATTTACATAATGGGTCTAATTCCTTTTTATCCCATGGTATCTTATCGAATTTATCTTGCTTTTCATAATCACCGTATTCAGGTAAATATCTTCTAACCATATCCTTTAGACCGTGAGGTTTTTCCTCATTGAGAACATATTTTGCAAGCATCCCATCAAGGCAAGTACCCCTATAATAGATGTGATACTTTTGATTAATCTGGTCATCGAATTTCCAGTTCCATGCAACCTTTACAATATCATAATTCTCAATAACCTCTTCCCCAAATTTCCTTAACATCTTCTTCCAATTCCACCCTGGTGAAGTATATTCTTTGGTTTGGAAATGGTCTAAGGGAATAGAAGCACCAAATCCTGGCATCCAAGATACCGAGAGAATAGTTGGCTTGAAACTTTTGTTATAGATTGGTTCAGCATTAGTTTCGTAGTCACAGCAAGCATAACCAGTTGCTTTGCAACAAGCAATAAGTTTCTTGAGTTCTCTTTTATTCTTAATTATCTTATATCTCGTTTCCATATATTATAAATAGAAAGAGGGACATACCCACCTGTAGTAGATACATCCCTCTAATATTAGAATGAGTCCTGTAAATCTTCAAGATTGGTATTTAGGTATTTCCAATCTTTCTTGTAAGAATGAAGAGAATCAATTGTATGATATAAGTAGCCAGGTTTTACTCCAACCTCCTTAGCTACGTATTCCATAAGTTTCCATGCAAGGTATACATCATTACCAAAATGAGTAACAAAATCTGAACTCCTTTGATGATAGCAAATATGTAATACCTTCTCTCCTTTACCATTCTGACGGATAAGGAAATCATAATACATAGAACATGGAATACGTTTACTTCCATCGAGAAATCTTAAATCCGTACCATGGAATATAGGGAGTACTGCCTTACGAGTATCATTATCCCTTTTAAGTAGTTCGATAACAGATTGCATTGCAGAATCACAATTAAATGATGTACTACCATACAGATATAATTGATTCCAAATACGTTCTGGATAGGTATAATCAAATCTACCATTTACCAGGAACTGTTCCCATAAATCTTTCCTCAGTTCCCAAGCTTTACCAGGATTTAATTCGTACCAACCAATTCTTTCATCAAACTCGGCATCTGCCCATTCTTTTGAATGAGAGAATACAAATAACCATACCGGGTCTCCGAGTGAAGTTAAGCAATACTGTTGGCAAAGGAGTTCCTTAGTTTCGAATCCCTCTTTACCTTCAATGACTTGATTCTGATAGGTCTTTGGTTTTACAGTTTGACCGTAACTGTTGAGTTCTCTGCCAAGTTCTGACATTAACTCAAAAGAATTACTGTAGATTCTCATTCTTTTGTTTCTTTAAAAGTTTCTTCTTATATGCTTTACGTTGAGAATAGGATATCACATTTTCTGGATATTCTATATCTTCATATTCTAATAGCAAGTCCTTTGCTAACAAAGCTTGGTATTCGTATAAGTCCGGACGAAGTACTTTAAAACTTCGGAAGAATACCTTAAAGGAAGACCATTCCTTTTCTGTACCATTTTGGATTTTCTTATAAACCTCCTTAACCCTTTTAGTCCAAGGATTATCTATACCCTTGATTACTTTCTTTAGGGGTTTATAAGCCGAGTACATTAAGAGTGTTTCTACATTCCCATACATTTGAGTCGCAAATAAGTTGATCTGTACCGACTGTTCTGGCCCATACACGTATTCTGCCATTCGCTGAATCAATAGGAAGTCGAATATCAACCTCTTCGTTATCTCGGAGGCTCGAACAACCATGGTTATAACCGGAATGTCCTCTTGAAATCTCTTCGAAAAAGTCGCCGCAATTAAACATTGTTTACCATTATCATGATGATTGTTGAACATATACGTAACATTGTAATTCTGATTATATTTGTTTTTCAGGATTCTTAATTTGCTACGTAAGAGGTCTAACTTATTAAAATCAATATAATTATTCAATAAGCTCGTCCACTTAGTTTCTTTGTAATTAAAACACCGGCCATAATCAAAATCTGGGTCTACCCATGCTTTACGTATTTTTATAAACACGTTGTATGCTACTGCAACTCCACTGTTTGCAGTAGCACCTTTATCAAAAAGAACAGGGTCTAATCTTAAGAAAGCCTCGTTCAATTTCTCCCATGCCTCTTGTGAAGTAGCAAACTCCAAAGAGTGGAGGGTCTCCTCCGTATTAGATTGAAGACCCTCTAATTTTCTATTCCATCCACTCATTAGTAATTTGTTTTTTGTCTCCAGAGGTTAAGTCTTTGTTTCTTAAAGAATAACCTATAGATTGATTCATCTGAAAATCCCTGGATACCCAAGAATCCCATATATAGATAGAAAGCTTTTACCAAAGAATACTGAAAGTCTAATTCCTTAGTCATTACTTGGGTTTGTTTCCAGGGTCTACACTTAAGAAGATTCCTTGCAATATTCAATTCATATACTACATTGAATAATAATACCTTCTCTTCTTCATGAGATGCTTCACTTAAAGTATTAAACCCAGGAGTATAATCTTTTACAGATTCATGGTCTTCATCAATCATATTAAACCGATTAACTAAACCAATACTACCTTCTGTAACCATTGCCATACCCAAGGTAATTACGTCCTTCAATTCTTTTACTTTGAAGTCAGAGTAATCAATTACATAAGATGTCCCCCATGAGAAGATGTCTTCTGGTAGTATATTTGCAAAGTGGAACAAAGTGAATAGAAATCCCAAAGCATCTCCCTGTTCTTCATTGGCATTTTGCAAATGATTAAGTACTTGAGTATATTCATCTTCTGTTAGCTGGTCAATATTCCATCCCCACTTGTGGCATATCTTTACTACCTCAGAGGTAGATTCATAACCCTCCATTAGTTCTTCGATAACCCTGGCAATAAAATCCTTAAGAACTACCTGATTTTGGTGATTATTGATATCAACTGGGTAATCCGGTAACTTTTCTATTTGCCTGTAGCCGTCTAATTGTTCTAACGAAAGAGAATACATTGATTGTAAATACGTACCTACTTCTAAAGTAGGTACTGTTTCCTTAATATTTCTGATATCCATGTTTATTTACTTCCTGTTGAATTAAATCCACCTTCACCTCTTGTTCCCCACATTTGAGACTCAGAATAAAATTCCTCTGATTGAATCTCTTCAGGTTCTGTGAGATAGATTGGTACATGAATAAATTGGGTTGCTTTCTCATCTACTCTTAGAGTCTGTATTACTCGACTGAGATTGATTATACCGATATGAATCTCTCCTACATAAGGAGAATCTACAATCTCGGCAGTATACAAAAGACCTCTTTTAGAAGCAAGCCCAGACTTATTAGCTGCCATGAGCATTGACTCTTGAGGTTCAATAAGAGGTTTAATACCTGATGGAATAAGGATTCTCCCTCCCGGATAAATCTGAATATCAGTTACGAAGTTTGTAGTTGTATTTACTCCCAACACAAAATCTGGAGTAAAATGATTTGGAGATTGGTTTGCCTCAATTTGGATTAATTGTTGAGGGTCTAAGTTTCTTGGGATATAGAAATCCAAACCTGCATCACCTGCATTACCTCTCGATGGAGTCTTTACGTCTCTTACTTTAATAAATCTGAATCTGTTCATAATATATTACATTCTTTTAAAAGTTGTCCAAAGGTTAATCCTCGTTGAGGAGTTACTCCGAGTGAATGACAGAATCTCTCTACATCATATTCACCCTGCATAAACAAATCAGCAAGAACATCATCTTGCCGTACATAATAATTTGGGTTGTTAAGATATAACTTAAACATTGCCCATATCATTCTTAACTTACTGACCTTTCCCATTGCATTCTCTATAAAGTTCTCTAATACGTTTCTTTGGTACTTCGAATTTCTCAACTGTCTTTGAGATAATTTCTTTTCTGTCTTTCCCTTTCCGAATCAAGCCTCGGATGTATTTCTTGATACCAACCGTGTCTTCTAATACATCCAAATCTTTGTATTGATTCTTCTGTTCTAATTCTTTTCTTGTAATGTTCAAGTTCTGGGACATCTTGAACGCACATAGTTCTGAGTCTCCGCATAATTTACACTCTTTAGTGGATAAATCATACCCAATACCAAAGCATGGGTCTCCATTACTTCCCAACTGAGAGATATCTAAAGGTGTTAGGATATCCTGCTTGGTTAAGTCGGGAAGCATTTGTTTTTTCTTTGCCATAATTAATCATCTATTTTTTTTTCTGTTAGTCTTATAGCTGAATCTCCAATCTTCAATTCCGACTCATACAGTGGTAAATAGGAATGTCCAATTGCATTAATAAATAGTTTCCTGATATCACCCAAGTGTTGTGAGTAACGAGAGTCAGTATAAGTTAGTACTCTAACCTGCAGTCCTGAACAGAAAGATAAATCAAAATATACCTTGTATTCGTTAGCCATTACCTGAACAGATTGTATATCTGATATCCATACCAGGGTAGTACAGTTAAAAACATGGAGAGGAGATTGTTCCTCTCCGATTATCTTATCTATGAATTTCTTATATAACTTAGTAATCATAACTTTTGAGTGTTACATTTTGATGTTTACAATGAGGACAAGTCCAATCCTTAGTATGCCAAGGACCTCTTAAATCCTTTATATCGCTCTCCTTGAATTTCTTCTTGCAATGATGACATCTGTATTTGTATTCATTGCAATCATACTGAGATGAATAGAGATAAAGTATTCCGATTATCACTCCCAGTACTACAAGTATTAGTAATTCCATATCTTTTAATTTAATGATTAATGCCCTATGTCCCTCTATTAGATTAATTACTTCCTCCTACCGGAAAAAGTAATTATCCATAGTACTTAATAGAACAGATTAAGTAAGGTATTCTCATAAAGAATGAATAGGATGATTCTTCCATATCTTCTCTAACAGAATAACTTTCAATTCTTGTTTTTGATAATACTGCTTCCTATGTTTACCATGCCTATTAAGATAAGGACCTGGATAATGTAGGTCATCAAGGTAAACCTTTTTCTTTGAAGAATCTGTTCTAACCAAACGACCCAGGAACTGAATAGATTTTTCCTGGCTATCCATTGATGCTGCATTAAGTAAATACCTAAGCTTAGGGAAGTTTTTACCTCGAGCAATGATTGTAGTTGATACCAGGATATCAATCTTGCCTTCCCTAAAATCTTTCATTATTTGTTGTCTTATCTTTGAAGGAGTATCTACATGCACACAGGCAATATTATATTTACTTCCTAGCTTCTTTTTAAAGTATTTGCATAATTTCTCACAGTGTGCAATAAATTTACATACTACGAGTGCAGGATATCTACCTTGTTTAATATTCCATTTAAGTCTGTCATAAACCATCTTTCTGGCATATTTATTGAAGGTAATAGAATCATCATATACTTCTTTATAAGATACTTCTTCTGATTCCCAATTACCATACCAAGGTTTACTTGGTACCATCTTTACGATTGTACTGGTTGAATAACCTTTTTTAATAGAATCCTTAAGTTTAAACTCTGCAAGTACTTTACCAAAGAATACTTCAAGATTCATATTCTTTACTTTGTCTTTTGCAAGCTTACTCATATAAATGGTACCAGATAATCCTATACGAACTCTGGTATTAAATAAACGAGTAAGTACATTTTGATATTGCTTACTACCCGCTTGGTCAGCCTCATCTACCAAAACCATATCTACCTTAGATAGTTCATTCTGATAGAATCTCATGTTACGAGAAATAGATTGAACCATGCCGATTGTAAAGTTACTCCAGTTTAATACCTTACCCTGAACAAATGTAATCTGTTCTCCCGGAAGGTATTTCTTAAATTCATCTCTAGCTTGATTCAACCAATCAGAGTCATTAGTTATTAGCAAAGTCTTTAACTGCTTCTTATAGGATAAATAAAGAGATGACATGATAAGAGTTTTACCTGCATTAACAGTGTAATCTAAAACTCCAATTTGGAAAGGTACTTTACCTACCTTATTATTGATTACTGCTTTAACAGCCTTCTCTTGTTCTGGTCTTAATTTATATTCTCCTATCTTCGTAACAACTTTACTGACTTTAGGTAAAGGTTGTCGCATATCTACAACTTTAGGTTTAATTCCGTACTCAGTACACTTCTCATATACTGCTGGAAGTAAACCTATTTTAAATTCACCATGCTTGTTAATGTAATGAATCTTGCCGTCCCAGTTCTGCATACCTCTTTGCCTTGTACGTAAGTAGAAAGCATTTGGATGTCTAACCGAAAATTCCTGGTAGAGTTTCTGTGCGAACTTAAGAGGTAAGTCCAGTTCGCACATATTTCCGTTTTGTATTATTATCCTACTCATTTGATAATTACCGTTACACCTTTAGTAGCTTTATCCATTCCCATTGCTTCCTTGAGAAGTTTAATATGATGTTCCTCATCAGCAACCAACTTATTCAATAAGTACATTACATCATCATAATCTGCCCGGTCATCGTGTAAGGCTACGTTATTCATAATCTTCTTGTAATGACCGATAGTTTCTATCTCCGAATCTAAGGCAATCTTCAAAGCACTTTCAGGAGAAAAACCCATTTCCACTTTAGGATAGATATCCATAACCGGATTCTGTTCATAAGGGTCTGCCTTTTGTAGAAAATCTGATAACTTGTCGTAGTGTCTCATTTCTACCAAACCAATACCAAGCATTAACTCTGCAATTGGGTCAAACCTTGATGACTGTTGGGTATACATCAAGATAGCACTAATCTCGGAAAAAGGTTTATCCTTTAGTGCATCTTTAAACATATCAACAATTTCATCTGGCCAAGGTTCGATATCCTTGAAATCTGGATAGTCTACCGACTGGTCTGAATACTTGAGGGCATCAATAAAAGCATTTGCTGCATCCTCTACTCTGTTACCTAAAAATTTTAAAGCTTTCATAACGTTATGTTTTTAATTATTAATCTTATCCCAGAGTGAGCCTTCAACTTGAGGTTCCTCTAAGGATTTTTTATTCTTATTTTTATATAAATACTTATTATACCTTTCTACTGCTTTATCAGTATATAACTGAGCAATATCTGGTAGACCATTACACCATGCTAGAGATTCAAACTGAGCATCTATGAAATCCTTATAATCCCAACCTTCTTCCTCTAAGAAGGCTGCTACATAAGCAAAGTGAACATACTTTTCAGGATTCTTTTCATATGATTCATATATACCAGTTGCTTTAGCAATCTTACTTACAAAGTAATCATGTACCTTAGCAGTGAGTTCTAAATCTGCTGACTGTAATTTAATCTCGGCTTCTGTTTGATTAGTAATGTTATCCTGCATGGATATTAACCTTTGCATAACATTACGATAATCTGTCATCCTCTTTAAACCAGTCTCAATGTATTTAATAAATCCTTCCCGAGTATCAAATTTAAAATCCTCACAAAAGGTATTACATATCTCAGCAAGCTTTTTACATAAAGCCCATTCCCTTGTATTACTTTCGTTTATTTTACGAACTCCTCTATGCTTAAGCTTTATACGAGTAGCATATAATATATCGGCAACAAGGGAAGCATTACCCTTAGATGCTAGTAATATGTTAGTTACTTTCTTAGTTGTCCCTTTATTAGAAACAACCACTGCTCTAGTATTTATTGCCTCTTTTCGTGCAATAACAAAAAAAGCCTCAACTGGGAAGTTATCTACCTCTAAGGTATTTAATATTTCCTCAAATTGAGACTTAGTAATGTGAATACTGGGTTCTCTCATTTTATTCTATTACAAACTAAAACACCATTAATACAACCCTCGTTATTATTTATTGGGCATTTCTTCCCATAAAGGTTTTTAGTGGGAGAACCAAATGATACATAATATGAACCTCTATTGGTACCTACATACCAAGTAACATTTTCGGGTAAGTTTAAAGTATAATCCCTAACTTTACCATCAACCATCTCACATCTGAAAACCATATTCTTCCTTGGTTGGGGTTTTTCAAACCAACTTACAACTGGGAAGAAATATCCCATAATTAAAAGAGCAGCCAAAACTATTGAAGTCTTAACTACATAATCGATTATCTTCATCATATCATTAATATTTTAAGTTATATAATATAATAGGTAATCCTTACTCCAAAGAGTTTCGGATTTGAATTAAATCTTGATAACTTTGATACCTTGTTTGATATACTAACCTAAGAGTTTCTTTTCTGCCTAAATCGTTTACATCTTTTCCTTCTGGTAAAAACACCACCTTGACTTTTTTATAGGCAACAAGTTTGAGCGCAAGATTGATTGCGTATTTCTTGGCGTCTGGGTCCAGCAATATAATAAATCTTTCGCATGAGGATTTAAGTAATTCATTGACTTGATATCCAGATATAGCTTTACCCATTGTGGCAATTCCTCTATCTCCAATAGTAAGGGCATTGAGTGCACCTTCACAGATGTATACCGACCTATACATCTCCAACGCATCATAATTAAATATGATAAATTCTTTGCCAACTCCTGTGATATCTTTGTTAGGGTTGTTATACCGAGGACCTTGCCCGATAACATTTCTCGCGTTATAATATCTAAGTTGTCCTCTGTAATAAAAGGGTATAATGAGGTACCCAAAGTAAGCCCCCTTTGTCGCATAGCCAATTCCATGCTTAGACAACTCAGAGATGACAAAGCCACGGCTCTTGACATATCCTCTAATGCTTTTTGCAACTTGTGACTGGCCAAGGTTAAGGATTCTAAATCCTTCGGGTAGATACAAAGGCTTAGCTTCTGCAAGTTCAACCTTTTCTTCGTGAAATTCAAGCTCATCAAATTTTCCACTATTTAAGAAATTAATTAGTTCATGGTATGTATCGAATCCTTCTATATCCATAACCAATTGAGAAGGATTCGGATGTTCATTACATCTAAAGCAATTGGTTCTATACATTGATAAGTTAACTCCCATTTTTAATTCCCTATGACAGTATGGGCATACTGGGAGTTTCATCCAGCCATGTTTATAATCAAATGCTCCAAGTCTTTTAATAAAGTAAGTCTTAAGTCTAGACTTAAACTGATTTGTTATTTTCATGGTTTCTAATTGCTTTACGAATTACCTTTCGGATTCTTTTCAAATCCTCAACATCTAAGTTACTGATAGAAGTTGTTTGCCAACCATTATGAGATATTTCTAAAGCTAATCCATCAGTCCATCTGTCTTTTACTACTTCTACATTTTTAGTTCTCATTCCTCTTTTTCTTTTTACCACAGATTCTACAATAGGTTCTCGTACAATACTTATTATAATACTGAGCCCTCTTTCTACCTCCTTTGTGTGAAAATATAGCTCTTCGAGGTTTCTGTCGGGTTTCCCACCAATGTTCGGTTACCCAATCATGAATACCGAGTTTGCATTTATATATCTCCAGTTGTCCTTTCCCTTTTCTTGGAATCAGCATCAGGATTACCTTTCTTAAAAGATTCTTCAAGTTTCTTACCATATACTTCATCATAATTCTTTCTTTGTTCTTTAGTAAACTCTGTACATCTTTGCCTTTCTACATCACACCTAAATAAGGCTCTACCAGAAGGAAGACCATCCCTTTGTACTACAATCTCTGAACGAAGGATATTATCTTTCTCTTCTTGCTCTGTACTGTTAAGACCCATAATGAATTGAGCATTACGTACAATGGCAATAGAACCAGATATATCGTTCTCATCATATTTAGTTGCTTGGTGTTTCTTACCTTCACGAGTAATATGATGAGCAGTCCATACAACATCTAAATGCAAATCCTCAGCAAGATTCTGTAAGTCAATATATACGTTTGAGATTCTATCGAAATCCTCTTTATCCTTTGCAATAGAAGCAAGCTTCCCTGCATAGTCAACCATCAATACCTTAATATCAATTCCCTGGCTTCTAAGAGTAAGTATCTTCTCTCTTATATAATTGCAATCAGTAATCAATGCAGGTACTCTTTCAACGATTAATTCAACTCCAAACCTTGCAAGTTTCCTTAAATGCTTAGCTTCGAGTTTATCATAATCTCCAGTATATAATTCCTTCTTAGTTTTATTGATACTTGATTGAATGAAACGGTCCATGATTTGTTCTTGACCATTTTCTGTGTCCACATAATAAACTGACTTCTTCATTCTAAGGTAACCTCTTGCAAGGTTAACCATGAAGAATGTTTTCTTTGCTTTAGGTTTATCCAAGATTACATTGATTGATGCACCTGGGAATCCTCCCGCATTGGTTAAATCGTTTAGTTGCCTAAATGGGCATGGTACTACTGAGGGTTCTGCCTGCCTTTTAAATTGACGTTCAGTAACATCTCGAATCATGAATAAAGGTTCATCCTCCTGTTTAGGTCTACTTCTTTGTAAAACCTTCTCTACCTTTCTAGAATATTCTTCGTACTGTTCGAAGTTATCTAAGTCGAATGAATCATTTAAGTTCTTCATTTCAACATAAGTAGAGAACTGATAGATTTTCTCTTTAATATATTCTGAATCAGATAATTGAATTGAATAAAGATTTTTGATAACCTTCTCGATGTTTGGGATATCATCCTTAGTAACCAGGTCAACATAGTTTTTAGATTCTAGCATTTCTCTGAGTACTTGTTTAAGGACATTCTGTGAGGGTATCTTTCTTTGCTTCTTGAAGTATTTAAGTATACCCTCACAAATTAAGGAATGTTCGATAAGTACTAAGTAGCTTGGTTTTATTCTGCTTAGTACTAAACCTCCTTCCTTATCTTGAATGATGAACCTGAGAATCTCTAACTGAAAGTCAGGTGCAAAGCTAAATTTAATTTTATTCTTTTTCATACATTATTATATTGCAATATTATATACTAATAGATTTTGATAGTCCTCATGTAGTTCTGAACTCATGTCCACAATATCTAGTCTTCTTATCCTCAGCCGTTCGGTGAAATTTTTTGATATTCTTATATTATATAAAATATATTTATTATATTTGCATAACGAAATACTTAAAGAATATGAGGAAATGTAATGGAAACAATGGTTCAGAGCTTCATAGATTAAAACCCATGCAGGATTATGATGAAGCAATGTTTAATCGGTTATACAAAGTTTGTAAGCCAGTTATTCGGAACCTTACCAAACAGATTGATTACAAAAGGTTTAACCTTACGCCAGATATAATATCTTCTTATTTCTGGGATAAAATGTTATTTGTTTTTAATAAGTACTACGGTACTTGTAGTGAAGAACATCTTAAAGCAAGAATCCTTTCTTCTCTTGCTACATTTAAGAATAAGCTTCTTCGATTTGCCTATGGAGAGATTGCAGAATACAATCAGAACCTATTTAAACTTGAAGACTTATTTGATAATGATAAAGAGTTAGAAGATGACGATGAAGAGGTTAAGGCTAAGGAAGAAATGCTTGAATTATTATATAAGTATATGAAAGAGAAATTATCTCCAGATGCTTATATGGTATTTGAAGTATTACTTACTCCACCTCCTTATATTAAAGAACGAATTAAAGATGGAGAAAGAATCACCAATATAATGCTGGTTGAGTTCTTTGATATGCCTAGAACTAAGAAGTCGGTTAAATACATAGGAGAACTCAAACAAGATATCTTATATTGGGAAGAGAAAGCTAAAGAAGAACTTCACTACTAAACACAAAAGAAAAGGGGCGTTTCCCAACGTCCCTCTCCTATAATCCATAAATTAAAAGTTCTTTGTCAACAATATAAGTAGTTAAGACATATTATTATAGTTTTATAATATATGCCAATACGTAGTACGGTGGTCTATTCTCATGAGGTTGACCTCCACCTGCAGCTCGGGTATCATGGTCCCAAAGTGCTACATAAGAATTATCCCTATCGGTTTTACTACTACCATAAAGGTTATTACCAATCCACTGACTACCATTAATACCGATACCATCGTAAGCCTCAATAAAGTAAGCATCTGCAAAGTTGTGAACGTGAGAAGGTATCTCCTGAGTAGAAAGAGTTACTTTCTCTTGGCCACCAGTATTACCAATCAAATTATAATCTTCATTACCGGATGACCAACCTACAATGAATTTACCTGATAAGTCTGGTGTCTGTAAGTCTTTTACAATCTGACCATTACATAAAGCCCAGCCTTCTGGTACGGAAACTCCATTCCACATTGCAATTAATCCTCTTGGTATATTGGCTCCTGCCATACCACCAAGCTTTTCATCAATGTAAGCCTTGATATCAAAGTTTGGGAATCCTTGCAATAGTCGTAAGAGAGTTTCTATATTTGCTTGTTGCATTCCATGGATAGCAGTATTATATTCTACTGGTTGGGGAAACTTCCCTGCATAGGGAACAATAGAATATTTCTCTACTGTATTATCTATTGAGTTGGTACCTTGACCATATATACCAATTAATACCATTGAGGATTTGTCTACCAAACCTTGAGATACTGAAGCCATAGCTCTATTCACTAGAAACTCATAGGATAATTCATTATCTTCTAATACATTTGTTTTTGACAGGTTTCTAGAATCCTTGGGTGTTGGGTATAATGGGTCTACTGATTTCTTGTACAGAAAATAGAACGAATTAGATTCATTCCAGAAAGCTCTGAACTGTACTGGGTTCTGTACAGGCTCTTCCAAAGGTGTATGGTAAGCAAATACAATCACATCCTCATTAGAACCCTTTGAGCCTTCAATATTAGGTATACTAATATTAGCACTATCAGAAATATAGATTGTACCATCTCTTGCTATACAACCAAAGTTTGTATCTGGTCCTTCACCAGAATCTGCAGCTTTAGTCATATACCTTGAAAGGATTCTATCCTTTATTGCTTGATATGCAGGAGAAGTAGGTTCTCCATTAGGCAAGAGAGTGATTGCATTATTTACAATCGTTGCTGAGCCAAATCCACAAAATGGACCAATGCCTACAGGAGCAGCTATTGCTTCAGCTGCATCCTTAGACTTTATTATACCTTCATAATCAAAATACGTTTTCATAATGTATCTTCGTTATTGTTATTACTCTTATATTCTTTCGATTGGTTTTTCATATCTTGGAAAGCCTCTCCTACAGCCTTGAACTTGAAGGTTATTAATTTCCAAAAGATAGACCAGATACTGTACTTCTTTTCTACACCATGTAGAGTACAGATGTGATTATAAATGCTATCTATCTCGAAACAGTAACATAATACCATTACCGTTATAGATACTGTTATTGGATTTAATCCGTAAGGTTCTCCGATGGCTTTACCTATTACGGCACCCAGTAAGATGTAACACAGGTAATCAATGATTTTATTAAGAGTTCTTCTCCCGGCTCTAGATTTTCTTATTTCAATCTTCTTTGCCCTACTTGCAGATATCCCAAACCAAAAATCTGTAAGTATTAGTACAAAGGCTAATAAAATCATCCACCTCAAATTAAAGATAATGGCATAACATTCAGAAGTGAATCCAATGATACCAGTTTTAAATAATGTGTTAAAAGAGCTGCTTTCCATTTTGTTTATTCTATTTTAAGTGACCATTCTGTTCCTTCCGGAACTAATATATTAATACCTTGTTCCGAAATATCATTGGATTCCCAAGTAAGTTCTGTCTTATCAACTACATCCAACAGGTTTACTATGAATACTACTTTAACTGCAGGATTAGCTTTCACATAGAAAGTATGTTTACCTGGTAAATTAGTAAAGAATTGATAAGGGCTTGGATGAACCACATCCGGAGCTGTCTCATATACAATATCTGAAACTTCTCCAGTATCTGAAGTACAGGTTACGATAGTAGATACTTCTTGTACATCTTTGCTTAGTTCTGCACTTACTGGATTACAAGTTAAAATATACTTAGGTATAACATCTTTAACTGTAAGATTAACTACGGAGCCTTGATAGTAAAATTCATAACTACCTGCTTTATCCATAGTAATAATAATATTTGAATCATAGGTTTCAGAAAAACCCTCAAGAATTATACCAGTTATAACAGAACCACCGTCTCCCCAACGTAAATAGAATTGACAGTTCTTAGATTTAGTTAATTGATATCCTGCCTTGATATACTTCCCTGCATCTTCTGCAGCTTCAGAGTAAGGTTCTAATTCATACCAATTCTCATCCTCTTCATTCAAAGGTTCTAACCACAAGTAGGATTGAGGAGTAGGTATATAAGCAAGTACTTCTACTTCTACAGACTTACTAGCATCACCCACTGATTCAAATTTATAACTTCCAGCTTCATTAAATTGGTATTCTGTACTTCTACCATAGTAGAAATCAGGACCAACTACATAGCGATTAGTTAATTCTAAAGTACCAAGTTTTACCCAAGTACCTTGGGTATTCCTTTTGTAAATGGTCACCTCGGTATCAAAATAACTACCTAAGTTTGCACTTTCGAAAGTAGAATAATAAATACCCGATGTAACCCAAAGATTAACTGATGCAGAACCTTGAGCATTTAGGTTTAATCGTTTGTTTGATACGCCTATATCGTAGTTAATCGTATAACCTAATCTGTAAGCTACTACTGTACCATAATTACTAGCATTACCTGAGTCATCTTTAGTACATCTAAATTGGAATGTACCAGTAGTAGTTGGTGCCCATCTTTGACCATTACGAACTAAAATACCTGGGTCTGAAATACATACGGCAATAAGTTGACTTGTATCTTCGTTAGGATCCGAAGAACGAATAGTTATCAAAGACTTTTCACCGTTGGTAAGATTTATATTCCGAGGTTCACAGAATACCGTATAGTTAGTAGCAATTGCCGTTACCTTTAGAGTAACCTTCTTTGCAGGAAAGTCTGCAATAACCCATTCGTAAATACCTGCAGAAGTTATTTCCCAAACAGAACCAGAATCTTTAGTTTCATGGGTATTAAGTAACTGTACGGATACAGGTTTAATATTTCCCTGATAATTCATATTTGCAGTTACCCTTACTTTGATTACTGGATTAGTACCTGTAATTACTAAATTATCTGGGTCTGTTCCTCCTTCTACCAAGTCGGCATATATGTGATAAGATTTAGTGTAATACTCTAAACCTACATCTACATAAGTAGTTACTGAATTATCTCCTACACTTCGAAAGTAATATCTTTGGTCACCCTTTCTTGCATAGAAAATAGAACCGCTTTCATATTTCTTTGAGCTCCACTTATTCTCAGAGGGGTCATATCCAGTTACCTGATATCTTAAATCGGCATCATCGTAATCAGAAGTAACGGTTACTCTAATGGGTACTTCTGTTATATGTCCTGTTACAATCTTTGCAGGACTGATAAGAGGTTCAGCTACAATTTTATAATTGTAAGCCAAATCAAATCCATAAGCAATCTTCCCAGATACATTGTATGGTAAGAATCTATCGAATAACTTATCAATTGATTGTTTGAAAGCTTTGAACTCTGGAGTGGGGGAAGTAAACCCATGACCGCTTATAGAAATACCTACCTCTATACATTGAGCACAACCATAAATCTTATCATAGTTGTATTTGTCGTACTGAGAATAATCGGTATCATATAAGGGGTCTACCTTTTCCCATTTATCCATCTCTCCATCGGTTGGGTCTGTAATTGTACAGGTTAGCCCATACATATTAAAAAGAATTTCGAAGAACTTTCTTGAGCCACGAATCTTAAGTAATGAGATTGAATACTTTAAGATAGTTCGAATTTGTTCATCACTTAAGTTGGGAACTCCATTGTGTTCTCCGGTTCTAGCAAAGGGTAATGCTCCCAAGAACTCCCAGAGGTAATTTAAATACCTCTGCTGAGTTTTATCGATATCGATTATATCTAGAATATTATCAATATCTTTAGTTATATCTTCTTGGAAATAGTTACCACAAATTTCTAGAAATCTTTCTAATATGCCCTTACCGTCGACTTTATAAGTATCTTGCTCTTTAAATTCGAAAGGTAAGAAATCAATTAGGTTTTTAAGATTTGTCATACGATTTCATTTACTTTAAGTGTTAACTGACTTGAGTCTTCGAATACCGGAATATTATAACCTGGGTCTGTATAATCCTTGTTAGGTTCTGCAATGGTTATGGTATATCTAAATCCGGATTGATAACCATTGTTCTGGATATCCAAGGCAAATACAAATCCATTTATAGTATCTCTAATCTGTGTAGTCTTACCCACTTGGCCATCATAAGAAAAGCCTCCCTTAACTGAACGTACTGTAAACTGAGTACCTGAAGAGAAAGAGATAAAGTAAGACATACTACCATTAGCCTCATCTAATTGGAATTGACCAAGGATTAATTCCTTGTTACCATATACGGTAGTAGGCCATGGTTTAGTATAGAACTTCTTCAAGTGTAAGTAATCTACTGATTCAAGGTTATCTATAAGTGCATAGATATCAGAGATTCTTACGCTGCCACCAATGTCTGAGTTCTCCGGAGAATAAGCATTAAATAATGCACTAAGAATCTGTGATTGTATTTCTGAAGTTTTATAAGACTTCTTCCCAGTAACTTCTACATCCAAGATAATATTTACTTTACCTGCAGACTTAACGGTTAACCAAGTAGTAAGTGGTGAGTTCTGATGTAATACATCATATACTTTTTGAATAAGGTTAGAGTCAGCAGTAGCACCATTATCAGGAGATATATAAACGATTAGTTTTCTACCACATTCGTATTCTGCCTTTGCCTTACTAACCCCATCAACCAGTTTAGCTAAGTCTATGAAGTCCTGTTTGGTAATAGCTACTCCCATAGTCTTTACACTCAAAGGTATGTGTTCCTTGAGCATACTAAAATTCTCATAGGATGAACCTCCACCTGCAGCATAAGTATTAGATACAGTAGCATCTGTTACTGATGAAGATATAACTGAAGGTACAGAAGTAATCATACCAGATTTTACATTACCCTTGATACCAGTAGTAAGGTAGAACTTAACCTCAGATATCTTGGCATTAGCTGCAGGCTTCTGTCCATATTTACCATCACCAAATAAGATATATGGATTTAAAGCTTCATCCATAGTAACCATGAAATGTTTATCGGTGGGTTTTGAATAAGCAAAGGTATTCACCAATACCCAAGATTCTCCACCAATCTTCATACTCATAGTTCCATGTTCGTAGTACTTACCATTAGGTAATGTACCCAGGGTAATAGTTACTCTTTCATCTGAAGGTATAACCATTCCATTTATCTGGCTTTCGGTATATAATTCATGTTGTACAACTGGAACTTTACAAGTAGTTACATTAGCATACCAAGTTACATCCCTAGAAGATAACCATTTGTTACCATTAGAATCTGTAAATAAAGTTCCAGAAGGTATAGTTAATTTAGCACCAATAGAATCTCCAGATACATCCCTGGATACTACCAAATCTACTGATGCTGCAATAGCACCTCTTGCATGATAATCTACCAAAGCTCCATGCCTAACTACTGAACTGTATTTACGAGCAGTAGGTAAGAAGGATTCCCTTGCCATATTATCAATGTAGTAGTGAAGAACTTCGGCAATTGCCGCAAACAATGAAAGGATAATGATTAATATATTTCCTTCCGAGTAATCAGTTACGAGTACATTGCCATCTTTGTCTTTGATATTCGTAAGTGATTCTATCAGCTTGGCCTTAATCTGTTGGTAAGACCTCTGATAAGGGTTGAGCCATTTATTAGTGATTCCCATATTAATAAGAGTTTAATGAATTTTCATTTTTATCGTAGGTCAGGTACAGGTACTGACTAGTAGAAGTTTCATTAACTACATAATGAACTTCTATGTTTATTTTAGCACCTTGTCTAGAAACGGTGATACCCTTAAAGGTAATCCTTTGTTCCCATGCACCAATTGAGCTTTTAATAAACTCTTTAATAATAAAACTTAGGGCTTGTGTATTTGGCTCTTCTATACATTCCCATAGGCGATTCCCAAAGTTTTCCTGTCGAAATCGTTGTCCTATTAAATAATACATTATAGAGCTTATATTATTTCTTACCAAAGCCATATCACCATTAACAGGATACCAACCTGTTTCACCATTTTCGTTTCTTGTAAGTTGAATAGGGAATATCATACCCTTTCCAACAATGTTAGTAAGATAGTTATCCATTAGTGTATACATTTAATGTCCTCATAATCTTCTTGTTTGAAAGTAGAGAACGGTTGACTTGCTTGAGTTACGGTAGGACCTGAAGAACCGGGTCCAGTAGTTACACCCGAGTGTACGTGAGAATTGAATAAAGTTCTTAGAGTTTCCAGTTCTTTAATGGTATTATTGAGTTTCTCGGTTAGTTCTTTGATATTAACTACTCCTTGATTCTCCCCCTTATTTAAGATTACTGTATCACCAGAACCTACACTTACATCTCCTTGTGCTTGAATAGAAATGTTTCCTTTAGCAGCAATGCCTACATCTCCATTTATATAAACAGTTAGCTTTCCATTATCATCATCAAGTACCATTACATTCCCTTCTGGAGTTATAATACCCATTTTATTAGGACCATCCAAAGGGTCTGGTATTTGTTGTAGTCCCCAACCATGATATTCCCATAGGGGTTTAGTTGGGTCTCCAAATTCAAAAGTAACAAATACTATATCTCCAACCTTAGGAGCTAAGTACTTGAACCCATTGTTGATAGAACCATGTTGGCCTTTTGCATAGGCCCATGTAATAATTCCACCCATGACTTCTGGACAGCATACCTTGATACGGTTCATATGTTTCTCCGTATCATTATTATCTACCACTATACCACGGTAGACAGAGTAGTATCTACCTAAACCTTCGATACCCTCTTCTGTTAATAGTTTAGCTGTTGAGTACATTATTTCTTGTTGGATTTATATCGTTCATAAGCTTTCATTGCCCAATTAAACTCATCAAAGTTATACCTTTCTTTCATAGAAGGAGTAACCTTCGATTGGTCTGCCTTTACCACATTGGTCTTACCATAGATTGCTGTACCATTTGAAGTTACTACTGTACCTTCTGTACGAACTGTACCTGCAGCAAGAGCCTGAGGGTCTTTAGCATTTATCTCATCATAATAGAACTTATTCTGTAAGAACTCTCCTGCACCCTTCTTATCGATAATCCTACCCTTATCATCCATGTATCTTTCTACGAAGTATACTACTTCATTGTAGGTAAAGTCATGTACAATATCGGAAGCATTAGCAGTATTCTTCTTGTTCTTACCAAAGTCAGTTTTAGCAGAATCCTTAGCATCATTACTTACAATGTCCTGAGTACTAAGTTGGGTCTTAGATGTAGTCTGTCCATCCCTTGCATTATTCTTAACCAAGTCTAATGTACAGAGATAACCTTGACCTGCATCCATTGAATGTTGTACTGACTTGATATACCAAAAGCCTGACCACCTTTTTCCTACATTCTCTAAAGATATTATCTGAGAAGATTGTAATGAAGGTCTACCTACTACAGTCATTTGGCATACCAACTTTCTTTCGGATATCTTAAGACCTCCATTGGCATTAGCATTCATTGCCCAAGTAACCTTATCTGCTCCACCGTATCTACTAAAGAGATTATGATATAACTTATAGATTGGTACTAAGAATGGTACCTTCTTCATTCTTCGTATCTTAACTTTAGCTTTAACCTTTCGAGTCATAGTGGGTGTAGTAACCCCATCTCCAGAATACTCTACTTTATAGGTATCAGGGTATACAGTAATATATGGATTCTTTTCCATTGCAGATATACCTCTCTGAGATTGGTTATCTATCATTTGTTTTTCATAAGGATTACTTGAAAAAGTTCTGATATTCACCATGTGAGTTATAGTTCCACCTTCTGGGTCATATTCTCTTGGGTCTACCCATTCTTCTGCAAGGTATTCCATTTTATATTCTCCAGTAAATAGGTATCTTTCGTTTTCTAGTAATTGCCTAAGATTACTTTCTAACTCTTTACCGTTCTTAGAGTTCTTCAAGATTTGCTGAATAACCCTTTTCTTATCGTTCGGTAAATTGTTTACAGCAGTATTAATTGCTTCTCGATATTGCTCAGTACTCAGATTATCTAAAGCCTCTTGTTTACCTGCATTGTAAGCAACATAGGGTTTCTGAGAACCATACTCTTTCATTGCAGAATTATACTTCTGAGCTTTAGCTCCATACCTTTGTTCAGCTTCCATCTCGGCAGCAATATTAGTAGTAGGATGACTACGATAATCTTCGTAAGGTACACTACCATAATTTACTACCATTGTATTATCTACTTGAGCTACAAAGGGTTTGAGTAAAGTTACTTCCTCTTTCTCTTTTTCGGGTTCTGTGATATCTGTTGAACCTACAATTAAACCCTTATCTTCTGGGTCTAAGGCTTGAGTTAATTGAGCCTTTACCCTTTTGGTTACTTTCTGAGTAGCGAATGATACTCTAAGTACTTCTCCATTTTCTGATTGGTAAATATAATTGTATTCTGGTTCTTCTTGAAACTTACGGTTGTGTATGTATATTACACCATCCCGGGAATCAATATACCAAGGACCATTTGCATACCCTTTCATCTTTTGTTCTAATTGAACTAAGATGTTATTTCCTATTAATCCCAAGTCACTATCTATCAAGGACTTTAAATCACTGGGCATAGCTACTTGAGCTACTCCACTAAACCTGTTAGCGTAAAGTATCTTTCCAGTAGTAGTTCGACTTTGTTCTGTCGGGACCTGTAGTGACTCGTAAACTTTATTACTTATTATTTGTTTAGCCATTACTGAAATATTTCTATGATTACGCCTATATCATCGTTACAACCATTATCCAAGAAGTTGGATAAACTGTGTTCTGATAAATCCGAATGAGTATAAGGTGGTTGGAATCTTAAATCTCCAACTGTATCTATACACTTAATCGTCACATGAGTACCAGTAGAATCGAATACACAATCCAAATCTCTAACCTTGATACTTCGTACTGGGCTAGAGATAAATTGACCATCTGGATATATGTATCCCCACTGAAGGTAAATAATTGAGCTTTCCTGGAGATCTTCGATATCTACAGTATCAGGGTCTCCAGTATCAAATGTAATGGTAGCTAGGTTCTCTTTCTCCTCATCATACTTGTAGCTCCAATTACTTATATAAGCGCCAAGAGGTATGCCAGTAATGGGATTCATTATAGGCATACCTCCAGAATTGAACAGAGCCATGTAAGGTGTTGCTGTTCCATTATAAAGTATTGGTTGGTTTGGTTTTTTAGTTGCCGCCATACATAGGTATTCTTAAAATTTGATAAGGTTCTAATTCTTGAAAAGGGTTCAAGATATTATTAGCTTCAGCAATCAGGTACCACTTACCAGAATCACCATAATAACGATGAGCAATACTCTGTAGGGTTTCTCCATCTAATACAGTATGTTGTTTATCGTTATCTGTATAAGGAACATTAGGAGGAGTTACCTCTAAAGAATAATCTCCTTCATCATACTTAAGAGCAATAGCTCCATCATAAGGACTTGCTCCTGTCATGTATTGATTTAAGTCTATCATATCTGTATCCCTTTCGTATTCTTTAAGTCTTCTTCAGTTACAATATCTTGATAAGATAAGTTATAAGCACTTACTCTTTTGAAGATTAATTCCTGAGTTGCAGCTGCAGGCAATAACTTTAAATCCTCAATTGTACATGACTTACCTGCTACTCGAGTCCTTGAGGCATTTCTGAAATTATTCAGGGTATAGGTTGCAGATGTAAGAATGTACTGATGATTATCGAATATACCAGAACTACCCCACTCGATTTTTAAAATCGGAGGGCTTGCTTGATAAGAGTTTGCCTTAGTCCACATTTCCAATAATCGGCATTTAGTAATTACCTCTTTTGGATTATCTGGGTCATTACAGAACCAAGATACATTGAATTGAATTATATCTTCACTACCAGTATAATGGTACATGGGAGTATTACGTCCCATTGATTTAATCGTTGCCCAAGTAGTTTCTCCTCGGAAATCAATTGAAGGTGGTCTGTTCTGAAGAGTGATATATTGATATGGGCTAGCTGTAAGATTATAAATCACTACCTGATTCATGTTTCTTACTTCTGGCATTACCAAGAAGAGTTCTTTATTCTTCGTAACATTCTGGCCTTTAGCCGGGTCCATTTCTTCGTATCCAAAAGGAACTCCACCTTCTATTTGATGTTTTAATTCCATTCGATATTGAGCCTGAATCCTTTGATTTAACTTAGGATTCTTTGAATTAGCTCGGGGTCCGAATGGGTTATTTGGGTCATATACTTTACCCTTATCTGCAGTATCTTTAGGCAAGGTTGAAGTTGCCCTATTGAGATAGATTCTGGCCCTCCAAAGTTTATTTAAAGGACCAGTAAGAACTCCTGCAGAATCTCGAGTGAGGTCATTGTATTTTTCAACAACCCCACCTGCTATCTGATTTAATATTCTTGCCATGATTGTTTAGTTTAATCCCAATGATATACCAGTAAAATCTTGTTGGCCACCAGGAGCAAAGTCTCCAGCTTCATTTCCATCTACTGATATATTAATTCTTGAATCCTTAAATCCATCTCTGATTGCACTCCTAACGGCATCAACAAAAGCTTGTTGATTTCTATCCTGAATGGAAGCTTTAGTTTCTTCAGAGGTTAAAGCCGCAGTATTCTTATCCACAGAATTTGTAAGACCACCGATTACTTCGATTAATGCAGGAATAGCTATAGAAGCTAGTAGTCCCCAAGGCCCACCTAAGAATCCTAAAAGTCTACCACCAAGTAATCTAGCACCAAACCCCATAGCACCTTTCTTAGCAATCTGTTGGCCTGCAGTTTTAGTTACAGTAGAACCTACTGCTGCTCCAACCCCTGCTCCTGCAAGAGTACTCATTGAAGTAAATCTTCCTCTTGCATCTCTTGCTACTACAGTACCTTTTCGGGTTTTACCTATGGTACCTCCCATTGGTAATGCAAAGAATTTACCTGGAGCCATTTGCATAGCAGTCATTCTCATCATCATTGCTGAGATATTTCTCAGGTGACCTTCAAGGATTGAAGCTTGAACATTAGTTCTTACCATACCTTCTGCCATACCATTAGTTTCTGAAGTAGCTAAAGCCTGGAAGGTACCAATCATCTTGATAGTACCCTGAATAAACTTAAATCCTTGATATAGAGTACCTACTACTGCACCAGTTGCAACTACCTTTACCAAGAATTTACCTGCCCAAGTTTCTTGCATACTGTTAATAATCTTTAGGATACCAGAACCTAATTTAAGTACTGGGCTAAAAACTTCGGCAAGTGTAGAACCTGCAGTTACAATAAAGTTCTCCCAGTTTGATTTAAACTGTTCGATAATACCTGCAGGAGTTTGTAATCTTTCTTGAGTTAAATTTTCTACTGTACCACTTGCACCTGCAACCTTATCCATAAGTTCAGTAAGCTTATTAGCTCCAGTCCAGTAATCCTGAAGTAAAGCTGAGGCAGCTCTTGTACCACGAACTCCAAAGATATTAAACAGAGCAGAGGAGATATCTATTCCTCGTTTACCTCTAAGTTTATCTCCCAATATAGATATAATCTTATCTAATCTCAAAAGATTACCCGAGGCATCTACTAGAGTTTTTGGGTCAATGCCTAAAGATTTTAGCATCTCACCACCTCCCTTTTTCTGCCCGGTTACGGAAAGTGTTAAATAGCGCATCATGTTTGCTAAGGCAGTACCAGCTGATGAAGCTTGGATACCTTGATTACCAAGTACTCCAATGGCTGCAGCTGCATCACCCATACTGATTTTAGCATTTCTAAATTCTGCTCCTGAATATTGGAAAGATTGGGCAAGGTCTGTTAGAGAAATATTTGCAGAGGTTACTGCAGTTGCCAATTGGTCTACTACCTGAGTAGCATTCTGTGAAGGTATATTAAAGGTCTGCATGATGTTAGTCATCAAGTCAGCAACTCCACCTTTCTGACCAAGAGGCATACTGAAGATAGAAGCCAGCTTAGCTGCAGGGCCAATCATTCTTTCGATTTGCTCTACATTGTTACCAGCCATTGCCAAGTACCTTTCGCCTGATGCAATATCTGCAGCAGTAAGAGGAGTTACCTCATTGACTTCTTTGGCTACTTGCATTAGCCTTGCCTGTTGAGCAGCATTAGCTCCAGACATTTTAGAAGCTAAGAATACTTGGTCGTATACTCCTGCAGAATATTGGTAGGCCCTTGCCATACCTCCAACCAATTCTTTTCCAAACTCAAAAGCATTAGAAGTTGACATTTGAATACCTCGATTCCAGGTATTCATATCGTTCATCATTGTTCTAAATGAGTTCGATATTCTGCCAGCCTCATTAGAGAATCGGTCTCTTAATACCATTGCAACACCGACCTCGACTAAGCTTCTTCTGTCTATCATTTTCTAGTTTTCTTTTTTAAGTTTTCATAATACTCATCGGCTATATCCTTAAATCTTTTCCTTTCTCGATACGGAAGACGCAAAAAGCTGAGATAGTCAATGGCTACCTCAGCTCTACATATATAAGTGAATGTACCTGGATGGTCTACGCTTCCGTCAGGTAGAAAAAAGTCGGTGAAAGCATTATAGGATATTTATCAATTCTTCCAGGTATACTTGGATGTTCTACATCTGTGTTACCATCGAAGACTGGGTCATATTCAAATATTGTTTTACGAATCTCTGCAATGTCTCTTACTGAAAATAAATGGAAGCTTTCTACCTTTTCCCATTTACCATCAATCTGAAGATGTAAGTTCCTTGCAATCAATGCTGCATTACGAGTTTGTTTTTCTATTGGTAAAGTAACCAACATTCTTTCTCCTGCACCAGTAAGCAAATCAAATTTAACTACCTTACCTGAAGATAGAGTTACTTCGTAATCGGTAAGCTTACCTTGTTCTGGATAATAGGGGATAGCGTTTGGTTTCTCGGCCAATTCTTTTTCTGTTGGTAGTTCTCCGTAATTTTCGAATAACATCTCGCTTAAAGATTGACCGTAAGTTTGTACTCCGCCTTCTTGGCCCCAATCATATTCAAATTCTACTTCATCACCAAGTGAGAAGATTCTTGATTGGAATAAGATACAGTATCTGTCATTCAAAGGGATACGGTCTGCATCCTCTACCGTTAATCTACGATTAGGAGTAAAGTCGGTATCAACTACAATTGCCTGAATGAACTTAGTAAGGTTCATAAGGTTTCTTACATCCATAGGATTAGATAAGATATCCTCATCTGCACCATTCTGTTCCCTGATTGAGAATTTATAACCTGATGGGGTTATAAACTCATGTGTTCTACAATTTAATTCCATGTTTAAATAAGTTATTTGGTTATACTTTAGTTCATAGTGTTCGCTGTAACAACAAGAAAGGGGTGAGCCCTTTCTAGGAATCCCACCCCTCCCACCTAAAAATCTTAGTGAAAATAGACTAAGCGTTTTTAATACTTATCTACAGTACCTACTGAGAATTCGATACTTTCGATAGTGTTTTCTGAAGCCATTCTGTCCAGGTCTAATCCTGTAATCTTACATGGCCATACCTCTTCGAAGAGGTGGGTGTTAAGTACGGAAACTCCATCTTCAGCAAGTTCATTTACGATTACATTTTCCCAGTATTGGCTTGGTACCAAACCTCCACCAGCAATCATATCTTGGCATGAATAAAGCCAATCATGAAGCCATGTATCTGAACCTGCAGTAGTTAAAAGTTTACCTACTACTAAGTTACCTACAGTAACTCTACCGGCAGTTTTAACGTCCCGGTTAACGTCTCCATGAGCAACCTGGTCAATCTCTACATCTGGCAAAGTACAAGTTTGGAACAGATAAGTATTGATTGGGTGCTTAGGGAATGTGATACTCCAAAGGAATTTCTTTCTTGGATTCTTTACTTTTGCTCCCATGTTTTCTTAATTTTATTCGTTAACGTCCTGAATAGATACGGACTTGGATGCTTGGTCAATATAGATACCCATAGTGATTTCTTGCATCGGAACGATATCCTTGAATTTCAGGATTGCTTTGTATTTACCTTGACGAACATCGGCTTCATTGTTAACCGATAAGTCATTGTACGAGTTAGCGTCTTGGTCACCCATCCAGGTGTATTCAGACATGGCATCTTCATCTACCAAGTTATCCAGCATTGGTTTAACTTCTAGATAAATCTTATTCCAAGTGTTCCAGATATTTGGTTCTTCCAAATACTTTTCTAGAATAGGTCTAAGATTCTTTTTGAGATACAGATTCAATCTTACAATTGCAAGGAATCTTTCTGAATCCTGTTTTACCTGAGAAGAGAAACAATGCCACAGCAAAGTTTGTTTACCTTGGTTAGGAACATCTTTGATACAGATTATATTTGCATAATTCTGTGCTAACTCATTGAGTTCCTTAGTTCTTGAAGGAGAACCATAATTTGGGCATACTGGACCATTACCATCATAGATAATGCCCCGATTCATACCAGCAAATGATTTCCAAGGTCCAAACTGAGAAGCAGAAGCATCTCCTAATCCTGCAATGGTACCAAGAACATCTGAATCTACCAAGTTACCGTCGGCATTATAGTATTTAATACCACCACCAAAGTAAGCAACATACTTACTGTTACCTACAGTACCAAGGCAAGTCTGAATCCAAGTGATGATTGATTTCAAGTCTCTTGGTTGGTCACCCTGAGTATAGTGAGTAGTATATTTTGGTACTTCAATGTAGTAGGTATATTCTTGCAGTTCTTTAACCATATCTACTGCAGCCTTGTGTACTTTAAGTACATCAGCGGATGCTTCAAGATGTTGGTCAATGTGTGAACAGAAAATTTGATATACATCTACGTAATCCTTAACGAATTCCAGAGAAGCAATCCATTCGTCTGCCGTAGGAGTACTACCGGCACTACCAATTGTACCATTCAATTTTACTCCATCGGCAGTGATAGCAGCACCATTGAGTTTAATATCAATTGGGTTTCTTGTCCCATCTACATCATCAGTTAACCATTTGATGAAGTTGTTCCAAGATTTAATGTTCTCTGTCTTTTCGGTTAATACCGGAACGATGTATTCTGAGTTCTTTGCAAATGCACTTAGAGCAAGGTAATCTACAGAAGTATCATTGTTATCATCTGCAGTTTTGTAGGTTACTACTGGACCTTGTTCAAGTACCTGGCCATTAGCACTAATTACTTGATAGTAAACCGTGTTAGCCTGTTTGTAAATATTCACAGAGAAAGTTTCAGCACTACCAACTGGGTCTCCATATCCTTTAGTTACCAAACCAAAGCCAACAGCAACTGAACCAGAAGTAAACTTGAAAAGAGTAGAAGCCGTGGGTTCTTCTGGAGTTGCAGAAGCTACTACCGGAGAACCGTCTTCAGCAGCCTTAGGAGCAGATGCAGCTTTAGCTCTTGTTGCAGCAGATACTACACCTTTGGTTGCACCCTTACCAAGTACACGAATAATACGAAGCTTAGAACCACCATTGAAAGCCTTTTCGATGTTTGATACAGAACCATCTGGTACTATCTCAGAACCAAAGACTCTTTGGAATTGAGAGAAAGATTGGATAAGTTCTGAGGGGTCATCATATGGACCTTTAGTAGTTCTAGCCAATACACATGAAACTCCTAACATAGGAGTAGTTTGAAGAACGTTATCGTTCTTAAACTCGAAATTTACAGATGGTGAATTAGGCATATTTATACTAATTAAGTTAATTACTCATTTATTTAATACCCTCTAGTATTGAGCTATTTTACGTTAAGGTTAAGTAAATCTGACTCTTGCTTTTCGGTTAGTCCCATCAATACGGATATATCTTGAATTGGTACAAGTTCACCTTCTTCAGCAAGTCTCTCAGGTAATATACCATCCTTACAAGTATACTGATATACCTTTTCAAGTAGACCATGATTCTCGTCCGGGTGGTCATAGTAATTACCTATTTCTATAAATAGGTTTCCGGTTGGTGCTACCTTACCATCTTCCCATTCTTCTAAGTTATTATAATAAGGTCTTACGTATCCACGAGAAGGTAATGCTTCATACATAATATTATGAAGCAACCTCATATCGGCTTGAGTATTAGATACCAGATGAATATCTAGAGTTATATCTTTTGTTTCGTAGGGAAATTCTGATGCTTGGTAATTCCCACCCTCTAGTTTATCACCAATGATATATTTGTTCACACCTATATCACCATTATAGAACCCTTGTAGTTCAATGGTAATTCTAGGGCATGTCTTTGCACCCTTAACCTGATTGTTACCTATACCGTATATGGGAATGAATTTAGGCATAGCATCCTTATCTGCCTGAAATCTTTTCTCGTTCTCCTGTGATAAGGGTAGGTAGTCTTCTGGGTTAAGAGTTAAACCTTTTTTAAGTGCCGTTTGTAATAGACAGATATAAAAGGTTCTTTCTACGATTTCTTCTGTATTTACCATGATATCAAACTAGTTGTAACATTAGTAAAGTATTGATTTGATAAGTACCACCATCATTAAATTGGCATTCCCAACTTGCAGAAAAAGCTTGAAAGTATATCCCAGCATTCTTCCTCATATGACTGGTTGCACTAAAACTTGCTTGATAATTATTAGCTATACTACCATAATCAGTAAACCAATAAGAAACAGCTATACCTCCATTATCGATTACTTTAGTTTCTCCAATAGAGGGTATTTTAAAAGGTAATACCTCTTCTGATACTTTAGTTCCCTCTATCAGTTTAGCTCTATATCCTGTAAAGGTAGCCCCAACTGAACCCTCCCAAGGATTTGTAATTTGGTCTTTGGGTACACTTAAAGTAGTACCTGCTGGGTCTATTCGGTAAGAATAAGTTACTTCTCCAGCGGCTTGAGTTACAGTTACAGTTTTAGTTAGACCACCAACTTGCTTGATAGTTAGAATTCCACTGATAGCTTGTTCAGTAGTATTCTTAGAAGTAATGGATACCTCTAGAGTCTTTTCTTCATTATCAGTAAATCTTAGTCCAGCAGTAAATGGAGGTTCCTCTAGGAATTCTGCTGTAACTTCTACATTTTCCCAATCTCCTTGGGGTGTACCATTAATCATTTCCCTACGTTGAGAAGTGATTGCCAAAGTATCAGAGCCACCCTTACCCAATATGTTTATGGCTTCCTTATCTACTTCTAATTTGTATTCGTAGTTAAGGCTGCCTTTCTTTTGAATAAGATTTACAGTCTTAGGTACTCCATTAACTGTAATGGTAAGGATGGCTTTTTTATCTGCTTCTGTATCATTCACTTTTAACGGATGTACCATTACGAGTGCAGGACCAGTACCAGATGTTTTATCTGCTTCAAAATCTGCCATTACTTTGTATATTTTCTAAGTTCTTTTCTTAATTGATTTCGTATCTCTTTCTCTAAAACTACATTTCCACCTGCTGCCTCGAAAGCAGGTTTCCATAAAGGACGAGGTGGAAGATTACCATCTCTACTACCATACTCCAACATGATAGCAATTTGGTTAAGTGTTTTTCGAGAAGTTCTACCAGAGTATGTTATCTTCCTTAATCCTGGAGGAAGACCAACAAAGGTTCTATCTTTCTGAGTTACCATTGTAACTGACCTTGCATATTGACCAGTAAGGTTTAATAAAGTATGTGCTCCATACTTCTTAAGTGTAGCAGTAGCATGAGGAGGCCAAGAAACTTTGGAACCAGGTGGAGGTAGACCATTATTTAAACTACGCCTTACTATACGAAGAAGTTGATTGCCAAACTTTCTAGTACCTAACTCGTATCCGAGCTTCATGATACTTGGAGTCTTGGCAATCAACCTCTCAGCCTGACGTTGTTTAACAGGGTCTACATAAATCTGAATATCACATAGATTATTCGAGAGGTTTATGTTAACCTTTCTGCTTGCCATCTTTATTTTTATTTAATCCCAACTCACTGGCAATCTTCATAAGAATATCTTGTTGCATGGATAACTTCTCTGCTACCTCAGATTTAAAAGCCTCGAACTCTTCTTGCTTGTAAGCCTGAGCTGGTTGTTGTTGAGGAGTTAGCATACCCTCGATTGTATGAAAGATATTATCACATTCAGTAACTACTGCCTCATATTTCTCTCGGTTATTGAGAATATTTACAGCAGTAGTCCTTTGGATATTTACTTCGTTTACGATATTGCGTAAGTCGGTAGTGTAATAAATATTATTATGAATACCTTCTGCAGCATCTGTAGGAAGGTATATTGTCAAAGAGGATACAGAATCTTGAATAACGATTTCTGTATTTGCGGCAAAGCTTCCATCTGGGCCAGTGGCTCTAGGTTTGCTTTCACCTACTTTTAATACTTGGGCCTTATCAAAGATTGGATACCCAGAACGTCTGTCTCTCTCTAAGGTGTATATGGTATCACCTTTCTGCAATTTAGAAAAAATCAAATCTTCCATGTTCATCTTTTATTAATTAAGTTTAAACCAAATGATACTGCACCTGGATTCCTTTGCATAAAGTCTACCAGGTTTAAGAATTGATAGTATCCAAATTGGTCAATGAGTGACTGTGCTTTATTTGCTACTTCCTTTGCTATCTCTGCATTGGGGGCAGGCAATGTAAGTTGAATAGTAAAATCTTTTAGTTGATTTCCATTGGTTGGTTCTTTCTTAATCTCTTCACTTTCCATATCGTTTTATCTTTAGGTGGGTATAAATGAAAAAAGGAGTACACCTATGTAAGATGCACTCCTTCCTAATCTGGCTTACGTAATGACGACGGTTATTATTAAGCCGGGGTTGTGGATGTAGTCTTAAGAGCTGCAACTACTGACTGGATAATGTTCTGGTCTCTCTGAGCATCTACTACTCGGTTGAGACGGGCAATTTCCTGGTCTTTAGCAGTGTTCTCGATGAGGCACTTGATTTCCTGTTGGCCATTCTTGAGGTCACAGCAGCAACGTTCCAACTGAAGAGCCAAGTCAGATTTT